ATTGTCCTGCTCGTAAAGCTTCGCGTTGATATTGCCGGATGCGTCGATAGCTTTCTCCGAACCGGACGTGTCTGCGAGCGCTTCCCCTAGTTCGTCAACGGATGTCTTCACAGCACCCAGAGCAACGCTGTCCCCGGACATCGCCGCTATTGCTGTCTCTACTCCGACGCCCCAGTCCTTCGCATTCTTCTCCGCTTGCTGAAACTTCTCCGGGTCCGTAATGATGTCCTGGAAGCGAGCCGCGAGAACGCCAGCTGAGAGCACCCGCTCTCCAGCTTCGACGTAGGCGTCAGCCCATTCTGCTACCCGCTCGTTCACCAGCTGCTGTTCTTCGCCAGCTCCCTGAATTGCCTGGATTGCGATACCGATTCCAGCTGCGGCCGCGAGTCCGGCGACGGCTCCGGCCGGTCCGAACCCTGCGAACGCGTTCGCTGCGACTTCCTGGAAGGCGTCAGCGATGGATTCTGCGGAGCCGTCGAAGGACGCTGCTGCTTCCTTCGCCGTACTGTCCGCTTCCCGCTTGAACTCGTCCGCACCCTTCTCAGCCTTATCGAACCCGTCGTCCAGACTCGTCCCGATGACACGGCCGGTATCGCGTGATTCCCGCTGTACGTCCTTGAGCTCGTCTTCGAGCTTCCCGACGTCCTTAGCTCCCCCAGAGCCCGCGTCCTTCACGGCGTCTTCCAGGTCGAGAAGAGCCTTCTCCGCGTCCTTCGCACCCTTCGCGACACCTGACGCGTTCAGGCTCATATCGACTTCAATGCGTGCGCTCATGTGCTCACTTCCCCAGCTGGTTCTCGATGACTTCATGGACAGACCGGTAGATGGTCTGAACCCACAGGGACGCGATGCGCGGAATCATCTCGCGCACGGTCGGGAACACGACGTACCCGTCCCGGTTGTGATGGTAGAACTGACGCGCCGTGCGCCGGGTGACGCGGTACGTCCCGTTCCGGCCGCGCCGCATGTACGTCACCTTCTGCTCGCGTGCTGCGCCGAACTCTGTTTCACGGACGAGCGCTCCGTTACGTCCGGCCGTCAGCTTCACGCCCCGGTCGGAGACGAGCGCCGACGACGGACGGACGAGCCGTGACTGAAACATCCTTCCGGCTGGCGCGTGCGCTGCGAGCTCCTTCTTCCACTCCGGCTGAATGACAGCCTTCGAGTACTTCCGGACTGCTTTCGCTGCTTCGCGGGGCATCGTCGCCATGACTTGAACGGAAGCAGTCAGGGACGCGGACTTAGTGACGTCGAGTCTCACGTCCCGGACGCTCCTTCCGTTTCAACGGGTGTCAACCCTGGGTTGTCAGTGTTTAGACGACGGGTGCGACAACGGGCTTACCGCTCACGCCCAGCTGTACGGAGCCGACAGCAACCGTGTTCACGGTCCCTCCGATGGCACCCGGCGTGATGACGAGCGTAGCCGTGACGGACGGGTCCCCGTTCTTCGGCTCGAAGACGACGGAGACGGATTCTCCTTCGTGCTCATGCAGGTATCGGGACAGACTGTCAGCCGTCGTCCAGTCCTGGGCGTAGTCCAGCTGGCACACCCAGGACGTCACGCCGGGGAAGGTGTGCGTCGAGTCCGGCGTCAGCCCGTACCAGCTGATGCTCGAAGTCGTCGGCGTGAAGGTACATCCGGAGCACGCGGACTGATGGTCGTTCGCGCCGATGGTGATGAGCGAGTCCCGCATGACGATGGGCTCGACGGTGATTGTAGGCATGACTGGGCTTCCTTACTCGTCCGTGACGGACGCTTCGATATTTACTGTGATGTCCCAGGCTGGGTGTCCACCCTGGAAGGTGATCCGTTCCGCTCCCGCCTGGGTGACGCTTCTCATCCGGAGCACGGCGTGAAGCGTCAGGAGTACGGCGTCGTCCACGGCGTCGGAGTCCGCTGCTGGGTCGTCGTAGGTCGGCGTCAAGACGATGACGTGTGTCTCGACGTCGTACCGACTGGGGATGCCAGAGCGCGCCGGGTTGATGTTAGTAGCTGTCACCATTACGAGCGGGTCCGTCAGTACGTTGGGCTCGTCCGTGTAGGGGATGACGTTCCAGGTGTCCGGAAGCTGGGGCGTGATTGCGTCTGTTACCTGCTGGCGGACGCTCATCCGACTGTCCCCCCGAAGATGACGCGGGGACGGAGACGAGCTTTCACAGCCCAGTCCAGCGGAAACGGGGTGAGAGCGAATCCCTGGGAGTCGTCGCCCATCGCTCCGGACGGGTTCACCTTGGACGCATTCCAGATGTTTCGTGCGTGCATTAGGTGCGCCTGACGGTGCCCGATGGGGACGTCTTCGGGTCCGGCTCCTGAGGGGAGCGGAGCGAACGCAAGACACTCAGACTCCGCGACGTCGAGCACCTGCTGAACATACTCAGTGTTCAGGGACAGCCCACCCCCAGGCCAGTCCTGCTGTGCTTCTTCGAGCGTGTAGAAGTGTGCCATTGCGTGCGCTCCGTCCCAGTCTCAGACGAGCGTGCCGGAGTCAGCTGCGAGCTCGTCGGCGTCCGGCGTCTCGTCGGCGTCCGGCGAGCTCGTGCGCGAGCTCGTGCGCTTCTGCGCCGGGAGCGCCGGAGCCCAGACCTTACGCTCTGCCGTGAGCTCCTTCGTCCGCGTCTTGTGATGTTCCAGCTGTGCGTCGATGTCGCGCACCTTCACGAGCGCCAGCTGAGGGTCGATGTTCTTGGGGTCGAGCATGATGTCTCTCCTTTGTATGTTTCGTTCAAGAATGGGCGCGGCCGGCTGAGGGGATTCCTACAACCGGCCGCGCGTGAGCTCAGCCCGCGAACGGTGCGACGTCGACGATTCCCGCTGCGTTCTTGATGTGCAGTCCGCCGTACCCGAAGTGTCCGATGTCGATTCCACCGTTGCCGATGTTGAGCGCTTCGGCGCGGATGGGGGAGCCGGGGAGCGTGTACACGTCGGCTGCGCTCTTCGCGATGACGAGCGTGTGTCCGGCCGTGATGGGAGCGGGTGCGATGACGAACCCGTCGAGCTCTCCGTCCGTGAAGCCCAGCGACGCGTTCAGGTATCCGAGCACGTCGGACGAAGGCGTCTTCATGATGGACTTCCAGAGCGCCGTCGCGACGACAGCCGACGTCGGGATGAGTCCCGCTTCCACGACTTCGGCCGCGCCGTCGATGAGCGCCGACAGGCCCGCGCCGATGGACAGCCCGGTCGGGTCGTCCGCGACGACATCCGTCGCGGCCGCAAGTGCCGACGTGAGCACGACCGTCTCGTCCAGCCAACGGTCGAAGGACTCGCGCATCGCTGCGTTGTAGGACTCGAAGAATCCGGGAGTCCCGAAGTCCCTGTGCTCGCGCGCGATATCGTGCCCGCCAGCCCAGCGGACTGCGTTCGCGGACTTCGCTGCGATGACCGGCGTGTTGCTGGGAATGGCGTCCTTGTTGCCGGTCCAGGTGCCGCCCTGGGGCTTTGTCGTCCAGCCGAAACCGGACATGCTGAGCGACGTCAGCGTCTTCGAGCCGAAGAGCGGGACGTATCGCTGACGGTAGGTCGTGCCGTCTTCGACTTCGCCCAGCCATGCGGACGGGGACATCTTCGCGCCGACTCCGGCTGCGCCGTCGTAGTCGACGTCTGCGAGCGCGAAGAGCGAACCCTGGGTCTGAAGGTACTCGTGCACCGTCTCGCGGACTTCGCGCGACGCTCGTCCGCCCTGTACGGCGTCGATCATCGCGAAGAGCTCTCCCCTGCTGGGCTCGCGCTCCGCCGTCTGTACGGCGGGACTGGGAGCCGGGGCTCCGGTCGGGATGACTGCATCCGTCACTGTATTCTCCTTGTCTTCTGCCGGGGCTCCGGCCGTGTCGGGTGCGACGGGTGCCGCGTCCGGGGTGCTCTCCGGCGTCGCGGGTGCGACGTCGGGAGAAGGTGTCGGGACGAGCTCGTCGTCCACCAGCTGCGGGACGAGCTCGTCGGGTGCGAGCGAGAAGAGCGCTGCTGACTCGAACGCGGAACGGCTGACGAGCCCGACGTGCGCGACGTGCGCTTTCAGTCCCTTCGCGCCGTCCCGCACCATTCCGATAATCTCCGGGCTGAGCTTCTTCCAGCGGCCGGACGCGATGCCCTGAAGGGCTTCGTCTCCTTCGTCCGTGTCGGCTGCGAAGAAGGACGCGACGTATCCGTCTGGCGTCTTCTCGACGTTGACTCCGCGTCCAGCGAACGCGAACCGGTCGTGTTCTAGGTTGAGCCCCATCATGGACACGTCACGCGGGAAGGTGACGTCGGCGTCGGCGCTGAACATGACGGGTTCGGTCCCGCTCACGTTCAGGGACGAGAGCTCGTCGAAGGGGAGAATGAGTCCGCGAATCTCGCGCGTCGTCGCGTCTGCGAAGAGCTCTCCGTGTGTCGTCATTCGTTCAGTCCTCTGCTGCTTCGCCGGTCGGTCCCTGCTGGGTTTGGTAGGTGATGTCGAAGCGGACGCGCTGTCCCCTAGGCACGATGTCGTCCATGCTCAGACGGTGCTCGACGGGTGCTGTCCAGAAGCGGAGCGTCTGCTCATGAAAGCTGCTCTTTTGTCCCTCCGTCGTCGTGTACGTCAGGGATGCTGTCGCGGTCGACCCGTCAAGCAGCCCAGCGGGGATGTTACTGAAGTTCGCGATGTCGAGCCGGACGGCGTTGCGTCCTTCGATAAACATCTGTGAGTCGTCGTTGATGGGTGGGAAGACGGCGCGGAGCCCGAAGGGGACGAACGCTGTCGCCGTGCTCTCCGGGTTCCCCCGTGCGGAGCTCCACTTCGTCACGAGCCCCTGGACGTCGGCGTCGTCAGCAATCTCCTGCTCCGTCTGCTCGAAGAGCGTCGGAGGAATGGGTGTCCGGACGCGTGCAACCCAGGCCCGCTCAATAGCGCGAGCTCCGCGAATCGTGTCCTTCGCGGACGACAGGAGCCCGTTACCGCCGTGCGGGCCGGGAATGTAGATCACGTTCTCAGAGGGGACGGGACGCTCGTTCACGAGAATCCGCTGACGTCCGTCGTCCATCCGCTCGACGCGCCAGTCCGTGATGGGGACGCGCCATGCGTTCAGGATGGGAGCGAAGCGCGCGCCGTCTTGCTTCGTTCCCCGCTCGCACATCCAGAGACAGCAATCATGGAAGTACAGGTCGTCAAACGTCATCGCGTTCCGATGCCATGGCGACACATCGTCTGAGCGGTACAGGAAAGACGGTTGCGGTTCGACCCGCTCGTCCTGCTTCGTCTGCGGGTTGCGAGCCCAGTCCACCAGCGGAAGGTCCGACGTCGAGCCGACGAGCAAGTCACGAGCTCGCACGACCGGAGGAACCTTCATCGCGTTCTCCCGGTTCACGAGCTCCGGAATGTCCCCGTACACATCGTCAATAACGATGCTCGACAGGTCCGTCCGGGGCTCCTGCCACCACAACCCGGTAACGCCGTCGACCTGTTCTCCGGATGCCGTAGCCGGTATGTACAACGGCTGTCGGAAGATGTCGAGAAGGCCCATAGCTGAGAAGTTAGCACGAGCTCGCGCGCGGCTGCTACATCAACGTTTCCGCGTGTCGAGCTCGAGAAACGGAGAAGTGACTGAGCATTATGCTCAGTCACCCCCCGCGCCGGCCGAAGCAGAATGCTCAGTCCGCGACGATTGCTCCGAGTGCTCTTGGCTTCTTCCGGAGCGGAGTCGCATGTACTGCAAGCGCCATGCATTCGAGCCCTGTCACGTCGGCTCCGTCGTCATCCTTCGGGCGTGCAATGACGGAAGCTCCTGCAATCTCCTTCTTCACGGCGACAGCTGCTGCGTTGTCGAGCGGAGCCTGTGCCCAGTGAAAGAGATACCCCTGCTTCAGCCCGTTCGACAGCTGCGCGACAGCAACCTTCACAGCTTGCAGGTTGAGCGGGTCGAGCTTCGGTTTCGGCCGTGCTTCGGTTTCGAGCCGGAGCGCTACTGCTTTCGTCTGCGGAGACTGGGTGTCGTAGGTGATGGGGAGCCCCAGCTGACGGGACAGACCTAGAAGCTTCTCCGCGACGCCAGCTACGCCCCTTTGATGGTGGACGAGCTTGAACCCGATGCGCTGACGTGTCCCGTCTGGGTTGTTCCCGTCGAGCTCCCAGGCTGCTGCTGCTAGGTCGTTCTCGTCGTTGAGCATCCATGTCACGCCGATGGACGCCCAGCTTCCCCCAGGGTGGACAGCGAACGCGAGAGCTCGTGCCGCGACGCCGGAGGGGTAGGGACCGCTCTGCTTCGTGGATGCCCAGAGCGGAGCCGGGATGAGCGTGTTAGCTCCGTGCTCGTTCCCGAAGTGTCCTAGGTACTCCTTGTGGAATGTGTCGCGGAGTCGACCGAAGTTCTTCTCCATCCGCTCTATCGTCGTGAGCCCGTCGAGTCCTGGGTGTATCCGGTCGATGAGTACGCGAACCTTCTCCCAGCTGTCGAGCTCGTCTAGGTCGATGTCGTCGGGGACGCCGAAGCGGATGACTCCGGCGTCGTCGTCGTGAAGGAGCTCCCAGAAGTACGAACCTTCCCGGTAGTCCCCAGCTGTCCCCGCGAGGATGAGCTGTCCGTCCGGCCGGGTGTCGAACGTCGGGACGACGGCTGCTTTCACGTCCGTCCATCGGTCCGGCTCCGCTTCTCCGGACTCGTCCAGGACGAGCGTGTCGTACGCTCCGGAGCGCACAGCATCCCCGTCCGGGGACAGCACAGCGAAGAGTGAGCCGTTGTCGAACTCGACCCGCTCGAATCCGTTCGAGTTGATGAGCGTTACCGGACGCGTCTTCTTGTCGCGCCATTGCCGGAGGATGGGTCCGTAGATGTCGAGCCTGAAGCGCTCTGTCGTCTTCTTCGCCGTCGTCATCATCGTGAACCCTGCCATGTGCATAGGTCGGACGTAGCACCTTCCCAGGAGCACGCAGAAGAGCGATGTCGTCTTAGCGCTGCGTCGCGGTTCGAGCACGGCGTTCTCGGCGTGTCCGGCCGCGAGCATGTCGACGGTGCGCAACATCTGCGGCTGAAGGTTCGCGAGGAGACTTCCGCCAGCTGACGGAGGGACAATCGCGTCCAACAGCCATGCGCCGACAAGGAACTCAGCCCGGTCCCGCTGAGTCGTGACGAGCTCCGATTCAATCAGAGGGATTCGACCCGAATCCCGTAGGAGAATCCAGGCTTCCTCAGCGAAGAGCGGATGCCCCGTCACCTTCTCCGGGAGTGCTGAGAGCTCGTCGTTGGAGAGAGAACTTCCACAGCCAAAGGCAGGGTTTTCTCCC